ACCACGAAGTGGTCCTAAAAGTTTCTTTAAAAACCCACCTCCACCTGCCTTAACAGCACCTTTTGCATTTCTAATTGCCTTAATATTTTCCAATCTTCCGAAAGCTCTCATTTGTTTCAATTTCTTTGCAACAACCGAACCTCCAGGTAAAACAGAAATATTATTTGATATCGCTTTTGACAATCCACCAAACTTTTTACTTATAAATTGAAATACTGAATTTATAGCGAGTGCACCACCAACACCAGCAGCACCACCGATAACAGTGTCAGCAGCACGATTTCCTGTAGAGAAATTTTTTGCACCAATGTATAAACCACCACCTAATATTCCTAGTTTAAGAGCATTTGCAATAGCTACAAATGGTTGTCTTAATAATCCACCCCTTGCAATTCTAAGAGCTGTTGTTCCAAGAAATCCTAAACCTGTTAATATACCTTTAAATCCAAGTGTCAATGCTAGAATTGTACCACCAGCGATTAATAATTGTCTTTGTAATATTCCTTTAAATTTGTTAAGTGCTTCAATATTACCGTCTGCGTTTGCATTTAATACATTTATGAAAGAATTAGCTAACCATCCTCCTGTCAAATATAAGAAGAATGTTGTTAATCTTCCTAAACCAAATTGTACTTTTTGTGCTACTCTACGAACTGGAAGTGTAAGTGCTTGCTGTACACGACTTTCAACCTGACTTTCCTTACCTTCTCTTAATCCCTGCTCTGCTAAAATTCTTTCACGATTTTGTTTTGCGATCTCTCTTTGTCTCTCTAATTGATCGCTTAGTGCAAGATTTTCTTTAATGGATGCTAATGATCCATTCAATCCCGCTACTTGTCCAGATATTGTTTCTAACTGTGATGATACTCTAGTGAGTGATAATGAATTTTGTGATATTAAATTTGTTGTAATCGGATCTGGTTGAACTGGTGGTGGAACAGCACGACCAGTAAAGACACTAGAAGATACCGTATTTCTAACGGCTCTAATACCTCCTGCTATCGGTGAACCAAACTCATCCATTAAAGACTATTCCTTTCTTGTTGTGCTTTTAAATTTTCTTCCTCAACATATTGTTGTAGAAGTGAAACATAAATTTCTCTCTCCCAAGGCATCATATTCTCAAGCTCTGTCAAGCTATATTTATGGTGCTGCATCAAAGCAAAATTTAATTTGTAGTATGACACAAGATCTTCGTGAGCCATACTCACCCGAAAAAATTCTGTAGCCCCTCTAAAACAATTTCACTCTCAACTTTAGTATTTGGATTGATGACTTTAACTGTATGTGATAACTTAGGCATAGTTTCAAAGAACTTTTCAATCGCTTTGAATTGCTTTGAATCCAACTGTTCTAAAAATTGTTTTAATTCTTTTTTAGTACAATCAGCAGAAGTCCAAGACTCCTCCTCTGAATAAACTTGATCTATGCAAGACGCTATCAAATCAAAAGTATCATCAACATTCATATCTGTTGCTGAAGCAAAGTTGTTTTTGATAAACTCATTTAAAGAAGGATATTTCATTCTTAATGTATATTGTTCATCTAATCTGATATCCTTTTCATGATCGTCACTTGTTATGACTTTTATTGAGTCAATGTTGATAGATGTTGGAACCTGAGTTTTACCATCATCTGGACAAGTAACCATAACCTCAATATCCTCTCCAACAGACTTACCACGAATATTCAAAAACAAATATTCAATATCAAATGTTGAAAGTTTTTCAACCTTTATTCCCCTTGATATTATACAATGAGAGATAACATCTTTGACTGCGTTTGCAATCTGAGTTGTATCTTGTGATTCCATTGCAATAATGAGAATCTTCTCTTCCTTGACAAGGAAAGGTCTAAATTTTATTTTTTTGTTTGACGAAGGTAACACCAACTCGTAAGTTGGAGTTGCAATTTTTGGTAAAGGCATAATATTCTAAGCACTTCAGTAAAATTATTTATAGTGGTTTTGTAAACTTATTATAACATAATTAAGGATTTATGCCTGGTGCTGATTGAGATTGACCAGGATATGTGGTGGTGTCTGTGATACCAAGATTGTTAAATCTATCTCCACTTAGTGCTATTGATGAGTAAGTTCCGTTGCGATTATCAGCATTAAGGTATCTAATAGTATTTCTTTTTGCAAGTTCATTCAACATATCATTGTCAAGGGACATTCCATCCTTAGAGGGATTTCCACGATTGATACCTATATCATTAAATGCCCTTTTTAAATCTCTCGCTAATGATGATGTTTCTCCAGCCACATATCTATCATAACTAAATGATGCAGTAGCTTTTAAAACCTGTGAATTTCCGTACTGAACTCTTGTAGAATTTAAAGATAGCGGGAACAAACCTATGAATCTGTATTCAATAAATTGAAAATGATTTTTTTCAAACTTTACTATCCTTGTATCATTTGCTTTGTATTCATAAGGATAATTTAGTTGAAAGTAATATGTATCTCCACCAGGATCTACTTGATTACCACCTGTTATAAACTCCATCCAATGTTCTAAAAACTTTAGAGATTTATATTCATTATCAACATAAAATTCGAGATTTATCTGTGTAAAATTACGAGTATGTGCAAATCTTTCAACTACACCCTGAAAATCTCCTGTGATGTTTTGTGATGCTAAAGCACTTCCTGGTAATGAGGCATCATAACAAAGTAATCCTACATCATCTGATATGAAACGATCATTTATACCTTTTCTTCTTAAATGTGATCTTAATCCTGTTGGTGGTAATGCAAATTTAACAAAATAATGAGATGTCTGAGCTACATTCTGTAACTTAGGCATTATATCTGATATTTTTCTCGGTCTTGGTGCTGGCACTCTAAATATAACTATAATATAGTTATTTAGATGTCTTATAAGGGAAAATACTATCCATCCTTTCCCAGAAAATATAAAGGTGATCCAACAAATATAATTTATAGATCACTTTGGGAAAGAAAGTTTATGGTGTATTGTGATAAAAATGATAACATATTAGAGTGGGCAAGTGAAGAAATAGCAATACCTTATCGTTCTCCTATTGATAATCGAGTGCACAGATATTTTCCAGATTTTTATATGAAAGTGAAAGAAACGAATGGTAGGATAAAAAATTATGTAATCGAAGTTAAACCTGCAAAACAAACCATTCCTCCAAAAAAACCAAAAAGGCAGACAAAAGGATACATTCGTGAAGCATATGAATACGCAAGAAATCAAGCAAAATGGAAAATGGCAAAAGAATTTTGTGCTGATCGTCAATGGGAATTTAAAGTTGTAACAGAAAAAGAACTAGGAATATGAGTAGAATCGACCCAGTGATGAAAAATCTTGTGGGCAACGAAAGTCCAGATGATTTGGCACAAGAAATATTAGAAGTATTAACTGAAGGAAGTAATGTTCCTGAAGCTGGAAACTTCTATGTTTTCGTATATAAACCAAAAACACCAGGTATTGCATATGACGAACATCCACTGGTCGCAGTGACAGATGTGTTTCAATGGGGTTTTCGTGGATTAAATTATCATTGGGGTCAAATGAGGCAATATACCTTTCCAGAAGTAGTTGGTGGATTGTATAAGGTAGATGAAATGGAGTTAAGAGATCTTAGAACTTTACCTTTTGTAAAAATACGTCTAAATAGTTAAAAAATTAGGTCGATATGGCAAGAGGAACAAGAGGTAGTGGTGCAAAAAATAATAGAACTAAATCTCTAACCAGACAACAATTAATAAAAAAGCATGGATTAGCAACTTTTCACCCTGATCCAGAGCAAAATCGCAAGCTGCAAGAAACTAAGGGAAAAAATATTGATTTTAGAAAAGATTACGGTGTCGATACAAAAGGAGATAGATTTCAAGGCGATCCAAAAGCAGTGGGTGGCACAGATAAGAAAAAACCAGAGGTCGCTGCAAGAAAACAAAATTTAAAAATAAGACTTGGATATCCACTTGCTAGAGGACCAAATGAAAAAACTGGAGATACATTACTAATTAAATGTATCGAATATCAACCACCAACTAATGGAACAGGGATTTCCCTTGATTTTGATGAAGTGCAAAGGGATGTAACAAAAGCTGGTAAAGACAAGACAGGAAAATTTAGAGAGGTAGGAGAGAGGGTTACGACTGGATACAAAAATTTCAGAATGAATAATACAGATGCGAATACTCGTATGAATCGTAATCAAAAAATAAAATACTATGTTGAATTACCTATTCCTCAAGAGGTTAATGACTCAAACGTAGTGACTTGGGGTGACAATGAAATGAATATATTTCAACTCGCTGGTATAGCAGCAGCAAATAGACTCCAAACAAATCCTGGTGCAACATTTCAGGATATACTTAATATGATACAAAATGGTATTGAACTACCTGGTTTATCTGA